CTTAATTCGATACACCTCTCCCTGCCCAGGGCCATCGTTGCAAATCAGGTAACCGTCAGCATACTGATCCTTTGTCAGGTCAGTCGTGGGAACCTCAATGCTGATAGTCGTATCGCCGACCGACTGTGCCTCCGTTGCAGTAAGATCCATGTCGTGCGCGGCTACGGCTGCTACGCCGTCCACAATTTTCCCTGCCGGGGTAATTGCAGCAGAACTGTTCTTGGCATAGTAGAACACCCTTCCGTCAGGAAGCTCTGCCCTTGTACCGAGCTTCTGCTTCTGCTCGGAAGACTCAACCTTCTCCATCCCGTAACTTAAATAAACCGTCGTTGGAAATGCCATAGCAATCCTCCTTAAACTTACAGGCTCAAAGTCCTGCGAACACCGTTATTAAATTTCTCGCCAGGCACGGCATTCTTTACACCTGACTACCCTCTTAATAAGGGCCAACCTTCTTAAACCTATTTCCTTTGGCAGACTCTGACTTCTCAGCCCCCTTGCTACCCCCACACCATCTACAGGCGCATGAGTCACTTGGGGGCCACTGTAGAAGCCCTTGCCTTGCCTTCCTGCTCACATAGTCAGGATTCCCTGGCAGTCCAACAATCTTCGTGCCAGCTTCACTTACTACTATACCTTTGGGGTTTTTCAGATCCCTGTGCCGGTACAGTGTGACCTTTGGCTGCCACTCGTCGATATAGTTCCAGGAATATCCCTGACCAACCAATTCCTCTCGTAGCTCAGTACGTTCCTTAGTACTTATTGGCATACTGATTCACTCCTTACGACGTTGCGGGGTCAGAAGCATCAAACGTGAGGCCAACGCCCTTTGAATCGTCCAGCTCAAATACCCCGTAGTCGGCTGTGATTACAACCTCGGTTGCCCGTAGGGATGCGTCCCTCTGACGCTCTGTCCTTGTGTCTACACTCTTTACAACACCCAAGGCACTCCTGTCAGCACATACGCCATTAGCGTCGTCGTTTGAGTCAATGGTGATGTTCCCGTCCTCAAAGATCGGAACCCCGTTCATGGGGCGAAGACCGCTGAAGAAGTTGCCAAGTAGGTCAGCAGACCATCCGGCCGGAACTGGGTAGGTTGTTGATGCCGTCACCGCAGTGTTAGCAATGTCCCACACCGCAAATGGATGCTGGACGATGTAGACCTGCGATCCAAACGCCTTGCCCTTGGCATACGCCACGGTTGCAGACACGTTAGCAAGGCTCATTGCACTCCCAGCCGTACCGAAATCTGTGCTAAACCCACTGTACAGAGCCAGAACGTCCTTGTCCTTCTTTCGTGCCATGCCATCACCAAGCTGTCGCCCGATGATAGAGAACACATTCTCGGCACTCTGTCGTGCCAGTTTATCGGTAATGATGATCTTGGCTCCTACCTCTGCTGCGGTAAGATCTACCGTTGTCATCCCGATGTCTTCCTCATCAATGATGTCTTGACCATCGACGAGATCGCTCATCGTCATCTGAGCTACCTTTGGAACGGTGACCTGCTTAGAACCCTTGGGCAGAGTGAACTGCTCAATCAGGTTCATAGCTGGAGCATTATGCTCCTCTGTGTATCTCGCCGATGCGATAATAATCCTTTGGGCATTTTCCAGATTGCCCGTTGTGGCTGTTTGTGCCATATCAGTCCTCCTTAGACTAATTTCCCAATGCTAATCTTCTTGCAGCCTGTAATGCTGCGTCCGACCTATCCCCGGCTATATAGGCTTCCAATAGCCGATCCTGGTTCGATGTCGCCTCCGCCGATCCCTGACTATTGTCGAAAGTCTGCGGTGCGACACGCCCCTGCTTTAACCTCGCATTTTCTGCGATAAGTCCTCTTTCACGCTTCATACGCTGGGCTTCTCTCTCCATATCTGCTGGAGTATTGGCCGCTTGAAGAGCCGCAAAGTCACTAAGCATCTGCTTGCTTGCAAGCCCATGCTTCTCCATAAAGTGAACAGCCGCTGCTTGTTTGCCCTGGACATAGCCAACCATTTCGGCGGTTTCAGTCTCCTGTTGCCGGAACTTCTGCTCCTGCTGCACATACCGTCGCGCCTGATCCCGCGCCTGTTCCGGCATGTACCCTGCATCGTTAAGCTGTTGCTCATAGGCACGGGCAGTTTTCCCTACCCTTTCCTTCCACTCACGCTGTACATCAGCCTGTTGGTATCTGCGGAGTTCATCAATAGACTTCTGGTCAACCTGCGGAGCGGGCTGAGTCGGTGGTGCCTGTTGCGGTGCCTGCTGTGTCGCTGTATTCGCTGAGGCATCTAGTTGCCCCTCAGCAACAATAGGCACCTCCTCGGTAGGTACGACCTCCGGCTCCCCTTCAACGGGTGCCTCCGGCTCCGCTACTTCCGTGTCCTGCTCAACCGGATTTATGACCGAAATAGTGTCATCCGGTTCTTGCTGTTCTGTTGACATAACCATAATCTACTCCTTTTCCTCTATATATATTACACCTGTTAGTCAAACCCACAACATATTGTGGTTATTTGCCTACTGGTTCTAATGAGAAATATCTCCTAGATAAACGTGCCAATTCGGGTTTCCCTTGGTCGATAAAATACTGTTCCCTTGCTGTCTGTGAGAGTACAATAGATCGCTTGTACTCCTCCGGCAACTGCCTAACAATCCCTATTGGTATTGGACGAGTATTGGTATTACGAGCCACATACGCTCGTTGCTCTTGCGTCCACCCGTCTTCAAGCTTCTTCATCTCTATCCGAAATTCTTCCCGCAGGGTCCCTGCATCCGTTCTCAAGTTTGGATCGCCGAACAATTGGTTCCTCTGCGCTAGTGCAGCCTTCAGGTGATCGGGATCCTCTGGATTGCCTTCCTCGAACTCAATGCCAACCCCTGCCTGGAACCGTCTCCCTGCGGCACGGTCTTCAATCGACTTAAACTTTAGATAGTTATAACCCTTCGCATCCAGCTCCAAGAGCTTTGCCCTGCGTTCTTGTTCGATATCATCCAATTCAGCAAAGAATGTATCTAGCTCTCTGCCTCGCTCCACCTGTTCATCTCGCAGCGGAACGAGCTTTCCCTTCAAGAGTTCCCGCAGAATTTCCTTTTCGTGCTTCTCGGTTTCATCGTAAGGCTTACCCAGTAAACCCCACGACTCATCTATCAAAATGTCTATGCCCCCTTGAGGGAATGTTCGCAACCCACCAAACTCAGCCGCGCCACGAGTGGCTCTCTCGCTCTCGGTTCCTCCTTCAAAGAGAACAGACTGCACCCATATCGGCACAGTCCAGTTACCCAAAGTTCTCGCCCAGGTCGAAGGGTCATTTAATACTAGGGGTTCACCGAGATAGTACTCTCCAGAGAAGACATCCCAAGCCGTACCGGGAACCCCTGCAAGCTGGCCTCGTATCCACCTGACACCAGGATTATCTTGGAATTCATCGAAGTCCAATAGGTTGCCCTCGGCTAAAGGATCTCCCTTCCCTACGTCTATTCCTGTAGCCGCAGCCTTTCCAAGCAGACGCAGATCTGAGATAAATTTGGAGCCAGGGCCAACCAGTTGACCTCCTATCCGAAACAATAGGAAGCGTGAGTGAGTGGGATTTAGGCCATCCGCAATCTCATCCGTAATCTGCTTTCTGGATTTCCCGGACTGGACACCCAGGGCAATCGAAATGCCTGCATATGTAAAGAAAAGTCCTAAGCCCAAGTGTAGGTACGCTCTTCTTGCAAGGCTCCCTCTGAGCCCCCCCTGCAATACTGACGCATGTAAAGCTGCAACGGCTCGTCTGTACCGAGGAGCCAATAAGATAGCCGATTCTACCATGCGTTGATTCGGCGGTGTTCCCAATTTTGCACTGGAAGACAAACCCCTTATGTGATTCACATAGTCGGCGATGATGTTGATCCTGGAGGCATCGCCTTGTGCAAGGTTATCTAGTCCCCTGGTAATATGTATAGCCGCTTCATCCATAGCGGATTCAAATGCCATCTGGAATGGTCGAAGAGGCGTTGCAGCAAAGCTCGGTATGGCTCGGAGCCGTTCACCCGAACTGAGCCCTTTACCAAATAGATTCTTGGATTCGAGCAGTCCTCCTCTGGCCAATCCTTCAGTAAACTCATTGCCACCTGTCGATAGAATTACACCGTGATATTTATCAAGCAATTCCCTGTTAGCGTTTATCCTGACGTGCTGTGCTTGCCTAGCGGCAGCAGGGTCGAATATGGCTTGGACTAAAGTCTTTGCAAATACGTTTCCTGACTTAAACATCGCCAGTGGATGTCTGAAAT